TTACCGCCAATATAGGTTGTTACAATACCAGGACTAGTATGACTAGGTCTTTCTATTCTAAAAGAAAATCCACTAATACTTTTTCCAGTAATTACGGCCATATTTCCAACTTCTTGGCTAGCATATGTTACGTTTGACGTTGTGGTTTGAACAATATAATCCGTAGAATCCATTGGATTGGTAAAAATTACATCATAAATATTAAATGAACCTACAACTAATGTACTACTAATATTGTAACGATTTAAAATAGTATAGTTTGCAGCATTTGTAATACCACCACCATCGTATCTAATTGTTCCAAATGCTTTTACTGCAGATGGATTTCCATATCCATTACTATATTTACTAATCGACCTATCGACCATTAAACTACCGGTAATTTCGGTTGAGAAATTGTAAGACCCACTTATACCATCTCTTACTCTTAAATACTTATCATCTGATAATACGGACTGAAAACCACCACCGTTTATAATAGTACCTGCTGATATTGTTTTTATTGTTACAGTTCCAGTAGATGCTGCAAACAAGCTTGTTTCTACTTCCGAATCAAATCCATACGGAGGATACTGAGAAGGGTCCGATGTATCAGTACTATGTGCATATGCGTATCCAGCTAAAGTTAAATAATAAGTTACTCCAGATTGCAAATCCGCTAATATTGTCATTTTTGTTGCCGGTAAATAAGAAGTTTGAGCTCCTGGATAATAGGATATTACATATTGAAATCCATTCCATTCATAATATGAATTTACGGTACCTAGTGCACTTGCATATGCATAGTTTGAAGTTTCTACATAATTACTAAATGGCTGTGGAGCGTGTCCTGCTTTTGTAAGAAGTAAACGTAAGTATATAGTTCCGTCTGCTGAGCCATTTGCGGTTACATAATTATTATAACTGAATGGTAAATTATATGTTATAACATGTTGACCGGATGCAGTCGCAGTAAATGAGCCATTTGAAGATGGTGTAATATAATAATCATACGCAATAGTTCCACCAGACCATGGGTCAAGTGTCCCATCGTTTGGTACACCATTGGTTTGATTTGATGAAGTAGTGTATGTTGGTAAAATAGCACTTGAATATGTAATACCGGTTGGGTCTGGTAATGTTAATTTTGTATTTGCGAAAAATCTTAAACTACCTGCACCGTCAAATACCGCAATTGATTCGGATGGTTCTGAATATAATCTAATATTCTGGTCTGCCGATATTATTGATCCAGGTGCTATAGTCCATCCACCAATTGTACCATCATTTGAATTAATAGAACCATTTATAGATAAATCTTCACCGTTCCAAAGAAGCGAGCCAGATACTCCCTTTAATGATAATTTTGAAACCCCTTGGTCAAATCCTATAAAAATTCCAGTACTATCATACCCTTGAACTTGAGATTCCGTAACCCAACTACCAGGACCTATACTTGAACTTATTTGACCAATTGAAATATATGGATTTGCATTTGAACCACTTTCATTTGCGTTAAGAACAATAAGTGCATTTGCACCCTTTGCACCAATGTTAATACTTTTATCAACATATTGTTCAACCGCAAATAATACATCAGTTGCTACCGAACTAAATTGTGCACCAAATGTTTCCCAATCAGCAGGTGTTGTGTTTGGTTGACCCCAAGTTGCAGTATCATTTTTTGCTGCGTTTTTTGCAATATAATATGTACTTCCAAATTTAACTATATCACGTCTACCCGCGACTAGGTCATAATAATATTTTGTTGTAGAAACATACAAACCTCTATAAACAACACCCGGACCAGCCGCACCATTAGTACCACTTACACCCGATGTGCCCGATACACCAGAAGTTCCTGCCGCTGCATATACTGACCAGCTATTAGTTGCATTTGGTGGATATCCGGTATTAATATTGGTATCATTTGTTGAAGTATGTGAAACTCCACAAATATAACTTGCTCCACCATATGTTACCGTATCATCTTCGTAATACGTTGTTGCAGTTTGCCAAGCTCCTCTAAAAGAACCTTCAGGAATACCCGGTTGTCTTTGTCTAATACTACCAACTATTGTTAATTGGTCTCCATCCCAAAACATACCTTTACCAGATGTACCGGTTGTCTTTATTGAGAATCTACCAGTTGTACCATTTGTACCATCTTCATATAATCCCAAGAAAACACCAGGTCTATTATATCCAATAATTCCCGGAGTTGCCAACGATGTTCCACTTGTACCGGCAGTTCCTTGTGTACCGGTTTGTCCAATTGCTATATAAGGGTCCGGTCTTCCACCTGCTATTACAATATTAGCAAATGCACCACTACCATCTTTAGTACCAACGTTGATTGTATTTTTAACATATGATTCTTGGAATATTGCAATTTGTGCTGCAACAAAGAATTCTTCATTTCCCAAATATTGCCAGTATGCATTATCACTCGTTGTACCAGTTGGTGCTTGAATTCCTGCAGCCGTACCCGGTCCACTTTCTTGTATTGCACCATAATATTGTGTTACGTTGCCGTTTGTTGCGGGGTCTGGATGTATTACAGCATCTCTACGATTACCACTTATATCCGAACCAATATAATCTATATCATTTTTCCAAATTCCTCTCATCACAATTCCAGGTCCAGTATTACCTTCATATTGAACGGATAATGATTGCGTTTTATATAAAAAGTCTCTACCTTCACAATCAATTTGATATATAATAAATGCAGTTTGGTTTACTTCAGGATTTAACCATTGAGTAATTCCACCCATAACAGCTGGGGACCCACTCACAAAAGAACCCGCAGTCAAACTTCCAGATAATGTGATATGTGCCGATTTTGCGTAAATACTTACTCTACATTTTTCTTTCCAACCAGCTTCACCATACATATCGGTGTGAGTTTCTTGTCCAGCAATTAACGAACCAGTATTAATTAATTCGGTATCACCTCTATATGCATTTATAGTTGTTGGTGTTAAGTTATATTCAATTTCACCAGATACGCGATATATAATTGATGAGTTTTCATTCGTTAATGTTGCGTTATACGGTGCTGGTGCTGTTATTTGAGAACTAAGTGATTGTGAGTAGAATTCGGATTTTCTGCCATTTTCAAAATCAACTTTATAAACAACCGTTCCAGCAGTATTTACCGCCGGTGCTACCCATCCAGAAACATTTCCTATTTCAGCCGGATTACCCAATAATCTATTCTGTGGATTTACGGTAATGTATGATGATTTTGAATGTATAGATGCAGAATAATATCCTAAATTTCCAATTGGTAAACCAGAATTAGGCCCATATTCATAATATACAACTTGCGAAGAAACATACGATGATGTATGTATCAAAGGTATCCCCGCTTTAAATGCTCTAATTTGTGTTCCACTTCCAGTAAATGCAGTTTCCCATAAAGAAACTTGAATAGAAGTATTTTCATTTGTTACATTTGCAGTAAACGAATCTGCTCCAGCCTTTACACCAAAAATAGTAACTTCATCAACTGCTCTTATTATATCAGATGCAGCGCCATCTCTCATTTCAACTCTAAAAACTGCAGTTTCACCGGCAGAAGTTGCATCAGAAGAACCGATACTTATCTGGTCAGTAGTACTTATCCCATATCCTAAATCACCATATGTTGCAGAAGATTCATCGTATTTGAACCATTGATAATACGCTTGTGAACTTGTTATATTAATTGGTGTTGCTGTAAACGTAATATCTCCCACAGGCGAAATAACCACCGTATCACCATCAAAATTTACAGTGTTTGTACTCGTTGATAATTTAACCGTTCTTGCTTTTACAGCATCTGAATTTTTAGTAAAACTTTGAGTTGCAAATAAATTAACTGAACCGGTTCTATGTCCCGGTAATAAAGAATATGGATACACTCTTAAATTATAGAATGCACTTGCCGATACATATGGCGGTAAAAAGTTTGTATAATTCGCACTTCCTATTCTCGTTGGTGTTGGTGAATTAGGAGATGAAATAGATGCAGTTTGTATGTTACTTCCTGTAATTGATTGGAAATACCAAGTACCTCTTTGTTGAGAACTTGTATATATCAAATATTCGTTACCTTCTTTTAATTCTATCGATGTACTCGCCGGTGTATATGCCTTTATATATCCGGTTTCAAATGCTGATAAGATTGCGTTTTGTGGACTAATTAATATTTCAATCGGTGGTGCACCATCTACTGCTTTGGTAAAATTTTGAACCAAACTTTGAGTATATCTAGATGATGTAAAATATGGATGAATTAAAAGGTCATATGTTAAACTCGCACTTAACTCAGTCATATTATTAATACCAGTTACCAATAACGATGATGTATTATTGAAATCAACCGAACCGGTCAATATCATTGATTGTGTTACCGTATTTAACCAGAAATTACCAGGCTCTTTTGATGAACTAAATGCCAGATATCTAGCTCCTTGCTTTAATTTTAATTGAGTATTCGCCGGTGTATATGTAGCAACATCACCCTTTGCGTTTGCATTCAATGTTACATTCGAAGGAGTTAATTCAAATACCACACTTTCATCACCAGGCTTACCTTCAGGAACAATAGTAAATGTTTTATCAATACTAATCTCCGTTAATGTATAAGGTTCGGTATATGTAAATGTTGCAACTAATACTTTACTTTGAGATAAAGGACTACCAATAAATTGAGATGGTAATCTTGAAGGCAATGTTCTACCTGCTTCATCCGCCGCAGTAATTGCTATATTAGAGTCTTTACTTTGACTAACCCAATACAACCAATATTCTGGAGCAAAATCTCTATTAATAGACATCGATGGATATACCAAAATCGATGCCGATATTGGATTTTCATTTGTGCCTCTTAAATAAAAAGATGCAGTTGCAGATGCAGATACAGGTCTAAAATCAATTTCATTTCTAAAATTAATCGTAAACGTATCAGTATTATATGTTACAACCGGTGTATCAAGACCATCTTGCAAATCTTCTAAAATTTGCGATGCCAAAACTGATGCCGATGTGTTAAATGCCCAATCGGATGCAGCCGATGCAGAAGACATTAAATAAATTGTTCTTCTTTTATCAATTGAATCTCTATTGAATGTGGCGTTGAAGTTAATTTCTTTTGTACCTAACTCACCAACCGTCAATCCATTTACAAATCCACTATTTGCCGCATATTCTAAATTTACAAACTTTTCAAATGGAGCAGAACCACTTAGTACGTGAAGTTGAATTAGATTCCATCCTCTATCAGGTCTAGAACCACTATATAACTCTATATCGTTAATACCATCGATTCTAACCGCTTGTATTTCCAATGAAGCAGTGCTACTATTTCTAATTTGAGTTCCTCTATATGGTCTAATAATGTGATTAACACCACCAAATCCATCTAATACCGCGGTAATAGTTACCGTATCAGTTACCCCCTCACACTCTCCAACAAACGTTACCAATTGAACATCTATATCAGACCTTGAACCTGTAAAGTTTGCAACGGTCAAAACGGGTATATCCGGATTTGTTAAATTCAAAGTACCAGGAAATACACCACCAACATATTGCGATGCGGATAAAACATTTCCAAAGAAATCAATAGAAGATGATGTAAAGTTTACCGAACCAGTTAATAACGTTTTTTCAATATTAAATACAATTGCAGTTGGGGGTATTGGTTGTGAACCAGAATCAAACTGAAAATATAAAGATGTTGGATTTAAATTTAATTTCTTTTCAATCCTTTGAATATTTCCACCATCAAATAATTTAGATGCTTCTACATTAACAGGAATATAATTACCATTTACATCATAAAATTTAAAACGATAATCAAATCTTTCAGATACTAAACTTCTCGGTACTGATTGTACTACTGTTATTTCGTTTGGTGAAAATGAAGTTTCTTGAGATGCTTTGATACTAATATCCGCAACATACCAATCTTCTCCTTTTATTTCAAAGAACAATTTTGGATTTGTAATATTTTGTGCCTCAAAGTTTTCAGATATTAATGTCTTTTGTAAATATTGATTATCTGAACCGTATATTGTAATTACATCTTGCTCTATACCAACCGTTGATGTAATATTATTGTATGTTGATTGACGTGAACCACTAATAAAAGCTCGTATATAATTTGTAGAATTTACAATACCAGTTCTTGTATTAAATTCTAAAGTATATTCAGCACCTTCGTTTAAATTAAACGATTGAGTTGTATGGAAATACCCTATTCCGGTTGGAACATCTAATTGAGCCGAACCATATAAATAATTTTGATTGTATGTTACGGTATTATTAGAAGATGATACCCAATAATTTGAAATTACATCATTACTTAAAATACCATAATTTTCTTCATTTTTATCTGTGGTATTATAATCTTTTAGAATTTCATTTGTTTCTAATATTACTTTTTGAACAAATTCAAAATCACCAATCTTTGACCTAGACTTTCTATAAACATCTACCGATACAACATCACCAATAAAAGTTGTTAAATCGGATATTGTAATTTTTGCAAATGAACCAGTTAATGCAGTTTTTAAATTGGAAGTACCTTCAACATGTTGAAATGATGCGGTATATCCTATATTATCAAAACTCTCTACGATTCCATTTACAGTATAAGGGTCCGATGTTAGTACTTCTTTGTTTGTAACGATTTGTGTAATTAATGGATTATAGTTTAATCCAGGAACTGATATTCTCGTATTCAATACCGAACCGGTCCAATTTGTATTATCCTGTAATGTTAATCTATAAAACGTTGGGAGTGTATAATCGCTTAACGTTTGACCGGCTTGTGGAGTTATAGCAGTACCATCCAAACTACCTGTTTGTGTTATAGTTGGTATTGTTGTTGAAAATAAAGGTTTTACTAATTCATCTATTGTTACTCTAGGTCTTCTATAAAATCTAACTCTATCTTCATTAGCTAAAAGTTTATTAACTTTTACCGTTTTTTGCCATTTAACATTATATACACCTTTCCATTCATCTGGAATATCTCTTACAACTTTACCATCGTCCAAATATTCTTTAAGTTCACCTAAAATTGTAATAGTAGCATCTCCAATCGGAGTATCATCGTAAATGTGTACGGATATAATCTTTGAAGTACCTTCATAGTATTCAGGTATTCCATTACCAGGTTCCCAATATATAGGATTACCTTCAACATCTAAAATTTGTATTTTAATTTCAGTTGTTTCTTTTAAGAAAGGACTACCTTCTATTAAAAATCCATTTTTACCACCGGTAAATGTTTCTTTTAATTCGGTTATTCTGAAATATGTTGAATTTGCATCGGTATCAGAAACAAACGTTCCAAAAGAACTAAGTGGTTGTTGTAATACTTCTCCGTATTTTTTTATCAATGGCATAATATTCTATAATATAAAATAAATATTTACAATAATTATAATCATATTGAAAATCTAAAGAATACTAAATAAAACTAAAGAAACGTTATGAAAAAATATGCAATGATTCAAATTGATGCTGAAATTCATCGATTATTGAAAGATTTTTGTAAAGAGAAGGGATACAAAATAAATGGATTAGTTGAAACCCTTATAAAAGAAAAGGTAGAAGCTTCAAAGAAACCTCTACCTAAAAATATATTACCGGTTAGTTCTAGAACTTAATTTTAGAAAAACCTTCTACTTTTTTAATTTCTATAAGACCATCTACAATATCTCTCATTTGCTCCAAATGAGAAATTACCCATATAAAATCAAATTGAGTTTTAAGATACTGCATCATCATAAATAAAGATGATAGATTATCCGCATCTAATGTACCAAACCCCTCATCGATTACTAGAAAGTTAGGTCTAGGTAACCCACATATGTTAATTAGAGCCACTCTAATCGCTAGACCTGATATAAACTTCTCCATACCACTACACATTTCTAAAGTCCATTCCTGGTCCTCGTAAACGATTCTAGCGTTAATGTTCTTACCATCGGTATCCATTGAGATTGAGAAATCAACAACTTGTCCTAATATATTGTTCACTTCGTTCTCAATTGCCGGAAGTGCTTTAGTAATTAACTCATAAGGTACACCATCTTTTTTAACGGCATCCAAATAGTATGTGTACAAATCATTTTTTGTTTCTAAATCTTTTACTTCCTGTATTTTATTTTTTGTTGCATTAATATATGATTCAAGTGAACCAACTTCTCCAGTTAGACTTAGAATTTTTCTATTTGTTTCCTTTATCAAAGATTCTAATTGTTTTTTATCGGTTTCTAACTTTTTTATATCTTCGTTTATTAATTTATTCTTTTCAATTGTTGCCTGATTATCATAGTATCTTTGGATATCAGATTGTACATTTTCTAATTGAGTTAAAAGAAGTTCATAATGAGTTTTTAAACCATCTAACTCCGCTTCAGCTTTTTCAGAAACAACAACACCCTTTTGATATTTATTTCTTAATTCCAAAAGTTTATCCCAAACACTATCCACATCGGAATACGGTTGAATTGATTGTATAAGAGAACGATGTGTTAGATTTAATTGTTCTAATTCGTTTTCTTGTGTTACAACTACTTCTTTTGTGGCTATAGCATCTTTAACAAAGATATTGTTCATACAAAACTTACAATTTGGGTCATATTCATGTTGCTCCAAATGTTTTAGTTTCTCTAAATTAGATTCGTATTGTGATTCTAATTTATCGATTTGTTGTTGAACATTCGATATTTGTTCCTTTAAAGAGTCCCATTCTTTTTTCGCATTATCAATTGACATCCCATTTACTTCGGTATGCTCGTTAATTGATTGAGAAACCTCTCCTAAAAGGTACTGGTACTCCAAGATTTTGGTTTGTTTATCTTCCCTATTAGTTTTATTGATTTCAATTTTGTCCTTAATAACACCCTTTAAATCCTCCAAGGATTGAAGTTCTAATTTTGAATCAATTGGTACGATAGATTCTTTTAAATCGGATATTTTATTTTGTATCTTTTCTTTTGAATCCGAATCCGCTTTTAACATACCGTTTAACTCTTTGAGTTCTTCATTTTTAGATTGAAGGTCGGTTTCCTTTGTCGCCAATTCGGAAGTAAAATCAGTACGTTTGAAATTTCTGATAAGTACAGCCACTTCTTTAATCTCCTCACTACCCGCTTCGTATAACTTATCGAAAATATCCAATCCCATAAATTGTGCCAATAGGTCCTTTCTATCAGATTGTGATTTATCAATGAATAGTGCGTTGTTTCCTTGTAAGGATAGTGCAGTCATTACGAAATCCTCATATCTACCTACATACCCTTCAATGACTTGATTGGTATCCCTTCTTTCAGTTCCATTAAGTGATTCGGATATACCATCTACTACTCTCCAGAATTGAACATCTACTTTAACGTTCTTTCCTTTATTAACAATTCTTGCTTCTCTCCTTATAGAGTATTCAACACCTTCAACCTGAAAATCTAATTGACAATGGAAGTCCGCTTTCCGATTATTCATTATGTTTGCCGCTTTGAATGCTCTACTACACTTATCAAATAGACAAAATGAGATTGCATCGAATAGAGATGATTTTCCGCTTGCATTTGGTGCAAACAATCCCATCAACCCATTTACCTTATCGAAATTAATCACATTATCTTCGCCATAAGAGAACATATTAGAGAATTCAAATCTTACCGGCTTCCATTGTATATTTCTTGCGATATCATCTAATACAATTCTACTATTAATTTCTTTATTCAAAGATTGTATTCCGGCTATATCTTCCGGTGTTGCAAACGGCATCATTCTTCCAATGTAATCCGTAATTAGAGAGTTTTGATAATTCACATCGGTAATATCTTCTAACTCCAATTGGTTATCCCTATCACCGGTTTTCTTTTTTTGTAAACTATCGGTTTTAATTACAGTGAAATCATCTACACCGTATTTTATTTTAATTTCGGTGATTGCCCTTTTAGTATCCGCCGCATCGGTTTCGGAAAATCTTACCCTAAGCCTTGGATAAGTAGGTAAATCAGTAACGTCAGGAACAACTCCTGCGATAATATCCATGGTATAATAACCATAATCATTTTTAATGTCAACTTCTTCATATGTTAATGTTTCTAAATCCCAAACTAAAAAACCATGTTTGTCTAATGTTTCTCCAAAATTTTGTTGCACCAACGAACCTGCGTAAACACACTTACAACCTTTAGGGGAGATTAGTTCTTGTCTTTTGTGGATATCACCTAATAGGGCTAAATCGTAACCATCAAACATATCAGTTGTGAAATGTCTAGATGATACTACATATCCTATATCGGTTTGTGAATGGTCCACAGGTCCGTGAAATAGTGCAATCTTTTTTCTGGCCGGCATCATTGTCCAATCATCTGCTTTCGGCCAATTATCTTTATTATCAAAAATAGAATATACTGCAAATGCAACTTTATCTTCCCAAAAGATTTGTGTATCTTTTAAGTAATGAAAGTTTGGAAGATTAAGTGCTTCCACAATAGGTGAAAGTACATCCAACCTATCGGAGTTATTCATATTACAATCGTGGTTACCCGCAATTAATATCGTTTTACAATGTTTAGAGCATTCGGTAAATAACCAACTAATCTCTTTCACCAATTCAGGTGACATTTCTAATTTAGCATGTGCAATATCACCTGCTAAATAAATGAGTGAGTCTTCCGTTCCTCTTTGACGAATTTCTTCAAACATCTTCTCAAATACACCTCTAAATTCTTTGTGTCTCTTTACATTACGAATATGAATATCCGCAATATGATATATTCTTTTTAAACTCATATATTATTTAATTTTGAAAGTACCAAATCATCCCAACTAGTTTCTTTAGCACCTTTCAATAATTCATTTACTTTTTCAAATCCCATTTCACCAGCATCCTTATCGGTTGGTATAATGTTTCTTACTTTGATTCCATTCTTTTGAAACCATTCGGTATGTTTAGTGGAATCTTCAACGGCATCAGAATCCAACATAATAGTTACATCCTTAACACCCTTTTCCATAATTTTATTTTTCAGTTTGCTGAGTAAGAACTTACCTAACAACGGAACTACATTTCTTTTGACTGAAAAAGAATCAAACACACCTTCAACCAATGTAATAGGTTCGTTCCAATTAATCATATTTTCAAATACAATTACATCTCTACTTACTGGTGGGTTCTTATACTTCATTTTCTCATCTTCATAAAATGAACGAGCTACAAAGTAATTAAGGTCACCATTATTATCGTAAGAAGGTATAATAACCCTTCCACCATATAAACCATCTTCACAATATCCGATGTTATACTTTACGATATCAGCTTTTGTGATACCTCTTTTATTTAAATAATGTAGGGCTTGATTATACGCTGGGTTAATACCCTTTGGATAGAAGTATAATTGTTTGAATTCTTTTGGTAATTGTAATTTAGCTACATATTCTTCCTTCGAATCATATTCAGGCTCATCACCATATACATCTCTTACAACCCCTATATCCCTAATATCCACATTTAGTTTGCGAAGTAGGGATGATATACTTCTACCTTTGGAATCACATACCCAGCAATGCCATCTCTGATTATCTAAATTTATTTGAAGTTTCTTCTTATGATGGTTACAAAAAGGACAATGGTGTGCCTGCTCATTTCCCTTTAAGGATGACCCTACTCCCAATGCGGAGTCTAATATATTGATTATTTTTAATTTATTCTTACCCGATAACATAATTTAGGTTATATCCACAAAAACTTATACAAATATACAACTTTCTTGGGAAATAACCAAATTTATTTATCCGCCATGAGAATTTTTAATATCAATAAGAAAATCGGCTAAAAATTGAAGTTTATTGGCTACTTCTTCTCTAGGTTTGTTTTGAAGTACCATATTTTTAAGGTCTAATAAAGATGCAGCCGCTACCGAATGCGCATCATCTTTTGAATTTAAATAAGAATCGGAGATTCCGTATTTTTTACAAATGTCTGAAATTGTCATAACTATTGATTTATTATATCCCTACGGAAGAACTTTCCCATAAGGTTTTCGTTTATTGCTTGTTCGTTGGCAAGTACATCGTAATGAAACTGCCATTTTATTTCGTAATATGATAAGGATTTCTTTGAGAAACAAAATTGAATGATTTCTCTTTCAAAATCTTCTGCTCTACCGGCTTTTACTTCCGATTTAATCCATTCGTTTGATGAGTAGTATTTTTCCCAATCAGATGCTTTCTTTACAACTCTCTTTCTAGTCTTACCTTTGAGCGGTTTTAATCTACGGGTTTGTGATAAAGATTTCTTTCCTATATAAAACCTACCGGTTGGGATATGTATCATTTTATAGACAAACCCAACCGCACCTTCTGGTGTGGTTTCTTCTGTAACAATATTTCCATTAAATTTCCAAGACATTAATTACTTCTTAACAATCTTTTTTGTGTATTGGTTATCACCAGGACCATAACCCGGAGGTACTACACCAGGGTAAGGTTTAGGGTCACTACCTAATTCACCCTTTCTACCAGATTTTAATTTAGTATCGGTTAATACTGCAGGGTCAGGATTTCCAAATGTTGCTGCTGGGTTACCACCAGGAATAGTTCCAGTTGAATATGGAGTTTGGTCCTTTGAACTACGATTTTTCGCTTTTGTCCAATCGTTTTGTAAACCACCACCATTAAAGCTGTTATATAAATCTACTAATTTTGACATTTTTTTGTTATTTACATATAAATATAAAAGAAACCCGATTTAAGTATCAAATCTTACTATAAAGTTTAATGGATAGTCTGGTAATGATTTTATTGGTTTAGGTAACTTCGCTACCGCTATCATATTTAGGTCATCATCATACAGTCCAATTGTAGTAATATATGGTGCTAAATAAGAACCAGTTGGGTCTACCGAACCACTATACATATAATCATCAAAACTTCCAAATTTATTAGGATTTAAAGATGAAGTAAATGGATATTTTTTACCCCTAACCCACTTAACACCAGGTTCATAAAAAGAAGATGTAACCAAATCATTACTTAAATGACTACCAGGTCTATTGATTATTGTTTGCGTCTTTTTGCCACCATCTTCATAAACCGCAGATGGATTTTGTGAATAATTAAATTCATTTTCTAATACTGAAAGGAATATCTCATTCTCAAATATTGTTTTTGTAGAACGAAAATCCAATCTAAAAGATGAAGTAAAAGATGAACCGGTTACTATACCATCGGTCATCACTACTAATCCTCTATCATAAAATATATTACCTTTTATATTACTAGCTGAATCAATTAAATTAGAATGACCATCATCGGTATATACTTTGGTTGAACCAAGTAAATCATCAGTCAATACTACCGAACCAATCTTAATACCTTCTCCATAAAATTCTTGAGGAACACAAATAACTGCAATTTCATTTCCAATTACTCTCTCATCTTTAGAAGCATATGAATGTCTTAATCCAACTTCATATAATACAGATGCAGTATCTGCATTTCTATAAAATTGTGATTTTATTGAATAATACAAACTTCTTTTTGATATTTCTCCGTTTGTTTTTGGGTCAGTTTCAATATCATATTCTCCACCACTACCAGTTGATGCAAAATAAACTGGAACATCATTCTCATCCAAACTCCATTCTTTGTAAACCTTCATAGGTCTTACAATAATATCTGATTTGGGAATTTCTTTTATCATTTATACTAGATTTATTATAAATATTCTTATAATAAAAAACCCCCTTTCGGGGGTTTCATATATTATTTATCTTTATTAGAATGATAATTTAACTTTAATCAATACTTCTTTATCAAATGATTTTACAATTGGTTGAGAAGTTTTTGCTACCGCAATCATTTCATTTGAATCATTGTACAAACCGATTGTTGTAATATAAGTTTGTGGGTCTGTTTCAAAAGTGTTTTCGGTAAAAAATCCATTAGTATCTACATATGTAGGATTATTAGAATAGTTAAATTCTCTATTAGTTGCTCTTACAAAGAAGTGTTGAGTAGAAACGTTTTCAGTTCTTCTAGCATCAAAATCAGCTCCTTTTTTCATTGAATAATATAATCTTTGGTGATTACGTTGTTCAGAAGCAGTTACGTGAGAACCACTCATTCCTCCAATTAACACACCATTTTCAGTATGAATATCTCCCAATTTTGTTTGTAATGCAGTTGGATTGAATATCATAATTCCTCTATCAGGATAGAATAATCCAAATCCTTTACCATTTGCATCGTATTGGTTTGCAATTGTTGCTTCTAATTGAGTACCAACATTAAGAACACCTTCTACGATGTTAAACACTCTTCCAGATTTTCCAAAGTTATCACCAAACTTCTTACCACTATCATCAATGAAAGTAAAGTTACCAAGAGAACCAGAAAGATTTAATTCCCAGTTTCCAGCATCCATTGATTCTCTAAATCTATTTCTAGCTACGTTTATTACATAGATACTATTTGAATCATCTTCAGTTCCGCTTGAATTAGGGAATGAAAATTTAGCATCAGTTGGGTCTAATAAGATTGATTTGTATTGTGCGTAAGTTGCTTTAGTAGCAAGAGTTGATGTTGGGTCTACATCTAATGTAGCAGAACCACTTGCATCAACGTGTCCATATGCCAATGCAAATTCAACTTCCGCAGAAGAACTAATTTGTGGATTATATGAATATACATTGTAATAGTACTTACCACTTGTAGCTGCGGCTTGTGTTGATGATGTATAGAAGTTGTTTATCTGTCCTTCATCACTTGTCCATAAACCAGTTGTTACTACTTCAACTTTTGCGTTTACTTTATCAAATTCTCCAAATCTTTTGTAAATACCAGTTGTAACACCAGCACCTACAGCAATTTGTTGGCCAGCAGGTAACGCAGTGTTTAACAACGCTACAATCTGGTCAGTATCAATAATTCCCGTATTAGCTAGTGTAGCTATCTGGGCGGTTACATTAGGGTCATTTATTTGTGCCATTTTTATTTATCTTTTTATGCTTTATAAGTTATTCTTACAGGTATAGTTTGAGAACCTCCTGTTTCATTACCATACACAGTCAATGTTGTTGAAATATCAATTGTCAAGTTTGGATTTGGTGTGAACGTAAATCTTCTACCACTTACCACTTGCGCAGTTGTTGTTATTTCTTCTCCCAAGAATACTGGTACAGTTCCACTTGTTGTTGCCGATTCGGTAACCGTAATAGTTCCCGCTCTTTGGTCTGCCAATACAACAGTATATCCCGCAGTTCCGTTTCCAGCTGGAGATGTGGTTGGTCCTAATGGAACACCACCTTCTAATTGTGTAGCACTGATAGCGTCATAACCCAATTTTACAGTTGGGATTTGAGTTGTTCCTTTTGGTAAAGTAACTAATTTATATCTTAATACTTGTGTTTCATCAGGAGATGCTTCCGTAATAGGAATAGCTCTAATTGCTGAATCGTAGTAAGATGAACCTCTTGGATGTGCTGGTTCATATAATGTGTAATCAATCTCATCATCACCTAAAGCGAACTTTGTAATGCTTAAAGATTGTCCAGATGCTAATTTTTGTCTTCCTTTTTTTGTAAGGATAGCATCTACGGTAATTTCGGTATTATCTAAATATGCCATTTGATATTGTTTTTTATGCTTTTATTTCTAAAATAAATATAACCATTTAGTATTTTCATTCTTAATCTACAATAAGTATTGGTTCACCACTACCTCTACCGGTATTTGCAACTTTAAGAATATTTGGATTAGTTGTAAATGTTTCTACTGGAGATAATCCGTCCGGTGTGGTGGTTGCGGTTTGTTGAGAACCTTTCCAAAATGAACGTTTCATACCTTCACCAAGTCCATTAACATATCGATAGTGAGTTGGTAAGTACCCGTTTACAGCAATAACTTCGGTTATAGTTCCACCAACATTGACACTTCCGCTAAAAGGTAATGTTGAAACTTTGTATTTGTAATTTGCAACCAAAACATCTTCGTACTTAACTCTTTGTCCAGGTATATTTGTTGCTGGCCATCCTTGTGTTTGAGTTGATACTTTTGTATTATATTGTTCTTTTACTAGGAATACACTCTTTCTATCACCACCACTTACCGATGCTGTTATGTGTGTAACATAATAGTTTCCAAATACACCATCGAATCCAGATACAATTGCGTTACCATTTCTGGCATATAATCCAAATCCAACATTTGCCAATGAATCTCTTTCCATTCCGATTGCTTCAAACTTAAACGAATCAACCTCTCCAGATAGTGTTGAACCATTTGGTATTTCTAATGAAAAATCATACATAGGTACACTACCACTAATTATCGCATCTTGCAGATAATCAATTGAAGTATCATAGAATGCAGGGTTTACATCTAAATCATAACCAGTAGCAGCATCTAATGCACCATCGTAATCAGATTTTTCCACTAAAAGAACTGTGTTATTAATAGCGTTAAGTTCTGCTTCTTTTGGTATAAAATCACTTTCTAATATTACATCATCATTTGTAGTAATCGTTGTATCGTATGAATTATTTTCGGCAATTGTTTCTTTCCATTTTGTTTTACTTCTCTCTAATAAGTGAGGTTCAATCAATAATCCTTTTGAAACTTTCGCTCTAGCTGGTGCTAATTCAGCTAAAACATCGAACAATGATTTATCTATATATCTTACAAGTTGAATGTACTCATTTATATTTTGATTCATTCTCTCAAAATAGTATTCTCTCAACGTTTCTAATTCACTATATGTATCCTTATATTCATCACGTGGGTCACCAATATAATTGTCAATATTAAAATCACCAAACGTTTTTAAGATATCCATATTCAACTCCTTAATTGGAGAGAAGAATAATCCTAAACGATTTGAATCTATTGGAGCTTGGTCAAATGCTTTTTTAGTTGCTCTTGTTTTATATGATAAATCGGTAATCAATGATGCCGATTCGAATCTTATTTTATTTGAATAACCAAATCCTAAAGACGGTACTTCTGCGGTTACCGTTCTATCATACGGAGTATATTGGTATGGATAAGTTGTAGCAGTGTACATTTGACTTGCAGTAGCGTAAGAATTTGTTCCATCGTAACTTTGATTAATTGCTACGTTCTTAATATACGGGTCTGCGTTTCTATCTTTTGGATATTCGAAATCAAGTCTAAATAATAAATCTTCGGTAGATGCTGTGTATGAATTACCATTTGTTGCATCAGGAAATAAAACGTGATTATTAAATTTACTTCTTTGTAATGGAACTCTCCACAAACGAACTTCATCTACGTTTCCGGTAAATGTGTTACTACCAATTTGTAAATGTGAACCACTACTCCATTGTGTATCCGGTGCAAAAATAGACATACTAACCGATGTAATAATTCTATCACCATTAGATGTTCCTAACCAAACTTCATACCAAGAACCAGTTCCTGCACTATTGTATCTATTGATTGCTACATTTGAATAATATTCAGTTGATATAGGGAAATCTAAACTACCAGTTTTATAATCAGGTCCAAACACATATTCAATTGATGTATCGAAATAAGGATAGTAAACCCCACTAGTTTCCATATAGGTAGTTAGTGCCTGGTCTCCACCAAAATTTAATTCTAATTTACCAAATGAACCAGTTGTTTGTACTAAATCCAAAGTCCATTCACTTCCACTAATAAGTGTTGATGTTGTATTTGGTAAAGAATCTGGTTTAAATCTAAATTCCACACAATTTGGATAGTCTAAACTACCAGTAAAGAATTTCCAAGGAACTTTTACCGAAGCACTTCCACTTAAATAAATCGCTGTGGTTCTATCATCAAATGTGAATTTAGTACTACCGCCTTTTGTTGGGTCTTGAGGACCTCCAAACTCCATTATCGTCAACATAGATTGTGGTACACCATAACAAGCCATTACAGCTTTCATAGCTCTACCAGTTCCTTTATGTTTTAAAATATATGGAAGGTTATTTAATATTCTTCTCCAAATTTCTTCATTTGCAGATTCAAGTGATTTAGAATATTTTGGTGTACCATCTTTATAAGTTCCAAATGCGTATTCCCATAAAAAGTTAGAATTAAACGCCTTCTTAACATCCCATCCGTGTGATTCAAGAACAAACTGAACTACATCATTTGATATTCCTTTATATTCGGAAGCTTCAACTGATTTTGTTTTTGCTAAAGCACTTATATATGACCAAAGTATATCAAAGTGTTGGCCAATCATATTCAAAAATGTAACAAAATCCTCATTCGAAGTATCTTCCACTAAAAATTCTGGAATATTTGCCGAAAGACGATTTGGATTGTATTTGTCAAAATATTCAGCCTGTGATAATAATTCATCATACCACATCGTAACCAAAGAAGATGTAGTATTAACTAATATAGATGATGAAGAATTTGTTTTAGGATATGCTAAATTATTTGAATTAGTATTTGTAGTATAATACAAATATTTTTCAAACCCATCCATCGCATTAACAAGTTGATTGGCTTTATTAAGTGATGTATTTGCTTCATTTAATTCATATGGAGAAGCGGAAGCAGTTGATGTATTGGTAAAGTATATGTTTTTATAATATTCTACCAATCTAACTTTATATATAAAATTATCTACTCTTTCCGTTGCAGAACTAAAATTAATAAAATTACTAAATACATATTCAGAACCACTTATGTATTCAATATTTAATTTTTGAGTATCGATTCCAACCGTTGATGCATATCTATTGATAACATCTATCGATGCAACAGAACCACTACCTACTAAATCATCGTAAATTTGGAACTCTATACCATTATCAGGATTTAATGAAAAGTTTGGTCCTTTTAAAGTATTACACGCCGTTTCAGTTTCACCTCTTAAACTTATTGTTTCGATTATCGGAGTTGATTGTACTTTGGAAATCCAAACTAATTGATTAGGTTGTACCGTAACTGGTAATGGTTCATATAATTTTAATATAAGTGAATCAAAACTACCGGTCCATGTAGTAACAACCTTACTCTCACCATCTCCTAAATGCAATAAGTGATTTAAATATTTAGAAGATTCATCTCCAAAAATAGATTCATCAAATTGAGTAGTAAATGCGGCCGCAATTCTATTAATTGCAAGTTCTTTTGGTATTGTTAAGTCTCCACCTCTAAAAGTAACCGTTATTAATTCTTCCTTACCAACTACCTGTTTAGTTCCGCTGATATTATATGGAACTAATTTTAAATTTAGTTTAATAACATCGTTTGGACCAGTATATGAACTAAATTCTAATAATTTTTTTACATTTAACGTAATTCTTGCATTCGGTCCTTCTTGATAAAATCCAGCAGAATTATTTACAAATATTTTTACAAAATCAGTATCTCTCGATGTATATGATATTTCAAAATCAACATCAGTACCAACGTAATCTCCACCTATTAATTCTTTTGGATATGTTATAGATTCTATATCCGGAACACCAACAAAAAATTCATCAACAACCGATAATTTAAATTCAATCGGTGGTTGCTCTACATCTCCATTTTTACCAACTAAATAAATTTTATAATTACCTAAAGAATCAAATGCAGTTTTAGGAATACTAATTACAGTTGGTGGAGTTTCGGTTACATTTCCGGTTAATACTCCTATGGCAGAATTTAAAACCGGATTTACATCAAAGTTAAAAGTTTTATCTTTTACATACGCAACAATTTGATTGATATTTTGCGTAACCAATATAATAGGATAATCTTCCTGTGAGTTTCTATTATATTTTCTGGTCTCATCTGGACTTAATAGTTTTATTACAGGATTTGAAGCCGGTTGTACAATGACAACATTCTCACTCTCAATATCAATTACAGTATTGTTTTCAACAATGTATTCTGAAAATAAAGTATCAGTATTTAACGCTTCTAATACTCTAGGTTTTAATCCTTGAGATGTTGCAGTTATTCTTGATATTTTATAAAGATTGTTATTTACCGATACAATTTGTAGTACCGTTCCAACCTCTACTATTAATGTAGTTACTTCATTGGTAAGTTTAATATTTTCCGAAGTATTTACATTTGTTAAATTTACAGAATTATTTGGTCCTTTTAAATTTATTGTTACGTTGTATGTAGAAGTTTCCGGAACTTTAATTAAAGCATCATCTTTTGGATTCTGCTTTTTAAGGTCAAATACTAATTCTTTTATATCGTTAGGAGATGTTGTTGCATCGGTTGATATAATTTCATTATTTACAAATTTTTCAATCCTAAAAACATATGGAGTAGTTTGTGTAAATATTTTTCCTTCAGGCTCTAAACCCAAAAGTCCATCATAGTTTGCGATTTTATTTCTATAACTATCAAACGTATTATCGATAAAATTAGGATTTTGAACTATCGATATATTATATTGTTCATTTGATGTATATCCTTCTTTGGTTACTGCAATAGTTTTTGTTCCCGCAGTAAGTATGTCTGATATTGAAAATACAAATTTTGTAGGAGTTGACCTATACGATGGTTGTCCATCTACTATTACAAGACACTTTTCAGTATTTGAACTAATATTGATAGCTACGAATCCATCTTGATTCACAGTACCTGCATAATCATAATCTTTTTTTATCGGTATTATTATATTTTCACTTTTGATAATACCAACTCCACCACCAGGCAAAATAACGCCATCAACAGGATTTACATTTTCAATATTAGAAAGTAAATTCTGTCTTAATGATTCTTGTGTATTTTTATTTAATTCAGAATCAAATGGTTGGTCTTGTGTAAATCTAGGCATCTTTTATAATTATAGCTCTGATATATTATTTTGTATATTAGTTGTAACCCCATTTACAGCATCTATTGCCGTTCCGGTATCCACATTTCCTAAAACTACACCTCTCCCTTTAACACCAAATATACCTCTAGCTCTTGATGGTGTATTAATACTACCATCGCGCTTACCAAATAATTTTTTAGTTAAACTGTCGGCCGGTGTGGATTCCCCATCACTTGGCTTCTTTCTTTTAAATAAGTTTCCACCACCTTTTACCTTTTCACCTTTTTTCATTCTAAGCTTTCTAAACACACCCGTTGGGTTAGGTACTTCAAATGATTTTTCAGTTTCTAAAATCGATGGATTAGTTAGTGGTAAATTTATATCAACATCAGGTAAAATAACCTGCGTTGGTGGTAATACATCTTTTATTTTTATTTCTTCTTTAATTGTATTTTCTAGAATTGAACCTAATTTTGTTTTAATAACGGTTGCTTCTTTTACCAATGGTGGATTTGTCATAATATCCAAATCCAATTCCTTTGTTTGTAAAATACGTTCTGGAGCATCATAACTCTCAAACGTATCGGTAATTTTTGAACCAAATTTTACAACAGGATTTAATAAAAATTTGTTTATAACCTGTATTAATATTTTTTCACATTTTTCTTTAACGTATTCTTTTGATAACTGAATAGATTCTGGTGTAACTTTTTTCTTTCCATAATTCAAATCGTTTACATCGGAAATTCTATTTGTAAATTCAAAGATAGTTGCTTCAACAAACTTATTATACATAGTTGTTGCAAATGAATCAAATCCTTTAATTTGATATTCGGTTAATAATAAATTAAACCAAGCTTCTCCAAAATTAGTTTTTAAGAAGGAAGATATATAATTTGGACTAATTTTTTCAACAAATGAAATTGCATATCTAACTACATCTTCTCTAAATGAACCATCATTTATAAAAATACCATATCTTAATTTTAATTCCGGATTTAGCTTACTACCTTCGTCATGCGGAAATAATCTTATTTCGGTTCTAGATGGTGATATTTCGGAAATCCATAATTTATCAAACGCACCATCACTACCTACTCTTTTATTTAATAATGTAATTTGAATTTTAAAAATACCATTATTATATCCGGCTTCATTTATAAGCCTTTCAGCATCAATAAAATATTCGCTTGGAAATTGGTATTTTTGAAAAATAGTTCCTTCTGCTACTAAAAAATAATCTCTTATGTTTTCAGATGTAAGTGGTAAGTATCTTACTAACCCATAGTTTTGTTGAGGTAATTGGTTATCGTTTGCATCATATAAAATAAATTCAATGCAGTCAGTTTTACTGAATCCGAAAAACGATTGTATATTGCCCAATTCAAATAGAGCTCTATCATCGTTGTTTATACGATACCCCTTACTATCAATAATATCTTTAAAACTTCGTATTGCCATTATCCTTCAAATTTATTTCCTCTTTGTTTTTGCAACCCAACGGTCAATGTCACGGTTGATGATGTTGTTTTGGCTATAAACGAACCTTTATATAATTTATCTCTACTAGCCCCAACCCCTTTAGCCGGAACTTTATCTCTAACCGCTCCTTTATTTGGCGCAAGTATTATTACCTTTTTAGCTTTTGGTTCTAATGTAATAGAAGCTACTTTTTCTAAAGTATCTCCAGTTTCACCACTTGATTCAAACGTAATATTCACACTTTCTGCAGAGAAATTATATACTTCCACATCTGGACCATTTATCCAAGTAACCTCACCTTTTGCATTTGCTCTTGAATTAAACAATATATCTTCTCCACCATCTTGTCCTTTTTTAAGAACTTTTAAAGATATATCCATACCAACTTTAGAACCTTCTGCTAATTTAGCATCCTTACCTTCCAATTGTTCTTTATACGCTCTATTTTGTTCTTCTAATGATGCAACCCTTGCAGTTAAAGAAACTCTTTGTATTGCTTCGGAAGTTGCTTTTTGAATAGAATTTTGTAAATCAATAATACTAGATTGAATTTTCGTTCCATATTGAAATGATTCATTTTGCGCAGTTGATGATGCTAATGTTTCTCTATCTACGTCTATTCTCAAACTTTCAGTTACAATTTCTAGTTCAATAACTTTCGCTCTTAAATCATCAATTTCTTTATTTAATTGCGTAACCTCTGCGGTTAAATCAATTACCGATTGAGTCACCGGATTGTAAATTCTTCTTGGAACTGTATCTTCAACCGGTGGTGGTTCTTGGGGAATTAATTCAATGATTGTTGTATCAATCGCCCTCAACAACTCATCCTCATTATATTTTGGTTTAGTTAGTTTACCAGAAATTACGCCGCCATCCTTGTCTTTATTTTCAAAGATATAAACACCGGTATCGGTTTTTGGTTTTAACGCCAAAGAACCACTTACAAGTATTCTGCCTACATTAACTTCATTTTTTAATCCAGTATTTTTCATACTAATTATTTTCTAAACTAAACGTTATATTTTCATCAAAGTATTGAACATCACCATTGTGTTCAACCTTAAATTCTAATTTATAAATTCTATTTGCTTGCCAATTTGAAAAATTAACTTTGATATAATTACCAGTTTCATCACAACTAATTTTTGAATAATTATCAAATGGAATTATGACATCATCCGATGCCGCATCTTTTATTTGATAATATGATGATGTTGGTAAATATTCAGCCGTATTGTAAGCAAACGAATTAGTAAATGTTTTTAATGGATACAAATCTCTAGCAAATATTCTTATTTTTGCAGTTGAATTAACTTTGTATTTGTTTTTAAAATTAACAACATTAACTTTTATATCATTCGCCGTCAATGGATTTAATTGACCTGTTACATATGATTGGTCATCCCATCCTATTCGTATTTTGGGTTGATGTATGGTATTTGTTTCTTTACTAAAAAATTTAAGTATTCCATAATCTTCCGTATCATCTTCAACCGAATTGTTATATTTGATTATAAATCCATTATTTTCTACAGAACCACTCAACCATGCTTTTAATGGTGATTTAACATCCATATTAATATCAGCAGTTTGATAGTTAAAAGATTGACTTGATGCATTAGCAGTGTACCAAACACCACCTCTGCCCTCGTATGAACCGGTACTACCCGCTGAAAATTGTCCAGATGGTAACCATTCTAAATTAGAATCTCCTTCTCTATAATCCCAAGTTACACCCTGTGTAGATACTTCATCGAAACGAGTACCCTTTCCCATTTGCCAACTTCCTGAAACCATATATGCGTAAATGGTATATTCCAAAGGAATTTCTTCACTTTCAGTTTGTCTTAAAACAAGTGTAGCGCTATCCAATTTCATACTACCATTTGATAATGATGCGGAAAGATGTGAAGTATCAAATCTTAATAATATTCTGGATAAATCTTTAATATTTCCATAATATACTTTACTTATTTCCAATATTTCATCCAATCCAGTATTTTGAAATGGTTGTTGAACGTACACCGATGCATCTTTTGATGCTGTTAAAAAATAGTATGCCATTATCTTACTCTACCTTTAATGTCTTTATCAGGAAACTTAACTTCAAAAATTGATGGGTCCAAAGATGGATATACAATCTTATCTTTAGTAGCCGCATCAATATTATACGAGTTTGGTGAATAGTTACCACCACACTTATTTGTTATTTTTAACATTGGAACAGATTGTACCCCTTCTACGTTTGCAAGAAGTAATTCGATTTCACTTAAATTTATAGTCTGATTGAATTGCCAATTATCAACTATAAAATAATCTTTTAGTTCATTTACACATTCTACCAACACTTCTGCTTTATTATAATTTGGATAACAAATAATTTCAAAATCAACACCAATATTTATTACAAACCCATCTAACATATTAACACCATCGGTTAATATTTTATATTCGTTTAAATATGTTTTTAAATTTTCTTTTAATGCTCTATTGATGTTTGATAAATTACCATTACCATCGTAAGCAAGTAAGTAAAGATTTATTGCAAATGGGTTATTTTTTTCGTTTTCGTTTGATGTTTTTCCTACTAAAAATTTAGTAATGTCTTGTTTAACAGATGCTTCACTCGGTTCTTCCGAATCTGGTTTATTTACAAAACTCATAACCAAATCGGTAAATTCTTGCAAATTGTTTGGAGATGCTAATATCGATGATGGTGAGTTGTTATCTAATGTACCATCTGCGGTTGCAAATGCTTTTGCAATTGCACCAAATTTGGATGGCATTGATAATACTCTAATTTGATAATCTTTTGCAGTTACTGCTCTATTTTGAGATGAAAAGTGTGCTAATGCATTTTGTTTCATTTCAATTAAAGTTTCACCACTTCTTCCACCAGCAGCTGCAATTTCATTATCAACCGCAACCGTATTTTTCATTTTCAAATAAAGAGGTAATTCTTGTGCAGTGAAATCATTTAAATCTTCATCATACTCTATAACCTTAATTTTATTTATAGTATTGCTAGCTACATTCGATGTAACACCCCCTCCAGTTAAATACTTAATAGTTAAAGTTGTATTTGCAGGTGATGTTCCGTATGTTTTTGTTTTTAAGAAATTAGTTGGGTCAAATGATTCTTCTAATCTATTAATAGAGTTTGGTAATCCCAATCCAACATTTTTAAGATTTGGAATTAATAATTCATCGGATGCCGTTGGGTCACCTGCCCCAAATTGTAAGGTTGTTGTACTATCACCATTAATTACGGTTGTAAATCTTTTAGGTGTTTTTATTGTTTTTAAAATATAAGGCACGGTTGATTTAAACTGATATAAATCAGGATCAGTTGTAGCGGTATTTGGTTGTTCAATAAATACCATTTCTTGTGCTAGGTAAGGTACTTCATAGTACTTATTACCATCGGAATCTCTTACATCAATAACCTGAATAATATCATTTTCTGGTAATAAAACACTTTGATACGGAGTATAACTACCAAATACTTCCTGTTTTGTTCTTACTCTACCAGATATCACATCTCCATACTTTTTAATCAAATATAGCGATGGTTCTCCAGTTAAAGTATCTCTTTGATATACGGTAATTTCTCTATCCACTTCATCATTAAAATCTATATAGTCCGTAGTATAAAATTCAACATTATTTTGAGATGATTCTAACACCATTCCACTTTTAATTCTTAAATAGTATTTTGAATCTGGTTTATTAGAAGCCCCACTACCAATAGACGGTACAAGTTGATATATCGATATTTTTGTTGTAGATGGTGATGTTACTAATGGTTTATATCCTAAATATCTTGTCAAAGGTATTACACTTTGCATGTCATCCGCATATAACATTAAGGATTGCTTAAACGTATCATCTATATAATATGATAATACATCACCTACATATGCCGCCATCTCTATAAAAAGAGTACCTGGAGATGCATCGCTAAAATCATTATACGCTTTTGGAAAGTATGTTTTTGCAAACTCAATAAGATTTTCTTTAAATTGCGAAAAATCTTTATTAAGATATTTTATATCTTTTCCTCTATTTTTAAAGTTTTTATTTATACTTCTTAATGCCATCTTAACTATTATTTACAGTAAAATCAACCGCAAATCCAGCAATCCCTTTGGCATTAAAACTAATTTTAATGCCTACTTGATTTTTATCTTTCATTTCGTCTGATTGGTCTATTTCTATATCCGAAACCGATAAATCTGGAATCCAATATCTTACTGCGGTTTCTATTGCATCGGATATTTTTTGTTTTATTTCATCATCATTTGGTTCAAAAAGTGCTTGATGTAATTTTGTACCGAAAAGTGGTTGATTCAATCTTTCTCCTTGTCTAGTTCGTAATAATAAAGTCACATTTGCTTTTAATTGTGCAACGGAATCATAGTTTTGAAAAAACGTATTAGTTCCCATTTGCATAGGAATATCTAATCCCAAAGCATAATCACTTATATCTCTCAAAGATGGATTAGAATCTACAAAATATTGACCTATTATTACTGCCATTATTTCTTAAATCGTTTAACAAGTTCAGAATAATCTCTATTTAACGCTTTATCTAATGATTCGTTACCAGTTTGAACTCCTAATCCAGTCTTTTGTCCACCACCAGCAAATTCGCCATATCCCATTTTTTCCGCTATTGCAGTTCTACCTAAAATAGAACCCATATCGCCTTGTCCAAAACTCATCGTTCTATACCCAGCATCTCCGTTTGTAGTTGCATTTCTAGTTTCATTGAGAATTTGGTTAATCATTGGATTTTTACTAAATTCTTTTTCTTTTGATTCAACGGCTTTAGGAGTTTCTTCACCTAAAATAGCCTTAGTCATACTTAATCCAGTATTTTTTGGTTGTTTTTGTTCAGCCAATACTTTTTTCATTTCAGACCTCACCGCTTCCTTAATAAGAGTAGGAAGTTGTTGTTTAATTTCCTCTTTGACTAAGATTTGAATGGCTTGTAATAATTTATCAGTATTCATTTGTCCTTATTTATTATGTAAATAAATATCTAATAAAGATTTTTTAAGGTTTGAATATTATTCCTATGGTTTATTTTGAAAATATAGTACCACCAATAACTTTGGAAGATGGTTTTGCTCTCAAATCTAAAAGGTATTGATATACTCTATTTGGTATTCGTATAACATTACCATTCGCATCTCTGGTAGGGACACCACCACTACACCTTACATACGCACAATCATTATTTGATGTGAAATTTATATAATCTTTATCTACATTAGGTAGGATTTCTTTTAATGAACCAAAAATTGATTTTTCTCTTGCAGGAGTTGGTCCTCTTAAATACCAAACTCTACTTGATGGCGGTCCTGTAACCGGTTCGAACTGATTTGGTCTGTTAATCGTTTGTGTGACGGTTGTTGCACGTAATACTCTTAATCTGGTTCTATTTAATATCACCGCTGCTACCCAAGCTTGTTCCGTTTGATTAACGGTTGATTCCGCTGCTACTAATGAAATAAAATTACTCCATTCCTGGTCATCAACAAATGGTTGTCCCATATATGCTTCCGCAACTGCTCTTGCATCATCCATTTTTGCTGCGAAATTGGTTTGCAAAGTTTCGCCAAAATTAGTAATAGTAGTTCCATCTGCTCTTACAAGATTTGGATAAACAATATTTTGAGTTTGTACATTTCCCAAATCCTCATCTTCAATAAACAAAATTCTGGTTGATTTTGGAGTTCCGGCTTTGTAATTACTATTAATTATTTTTTCACCCAATTCTCCCAATTCTATAATTTCAGGTTCACTTGGCATTACTTTATATCCGGACCATATAACTTGAGATGGTGCAGGTGTTCCGGCCGGTAAATATGTAGCAGTAGTAATTATCGTACCCTTAACTGTCAATAAATGTTGATTGGCCATTCTGATAAATTCATCTATCAGTATCCCACAATTCATATTTGGATTTACAGCTGCCATTTAGTATTTATTTATATGGTCTCCTAAAATTTTTGGTTGCCTTCCTGTTATTGGATGTAATCCATCCTTTATTATACCTACTGATATTATAGGAACAATAGTTGCACCTTTTATTGTCCCCGCCATTAATCTTTGATATTTTTGATATTCCTGTAAATACGGTATATAATCTTCTTTTACCCTCGTATATCTAGTCAACGGAATATTTTCAATTAATATATCTCGTTCACCATCATATCCAGTAATTACAATCGCCTGCGCGCCGGTTTTATTTACAGAATCCACCATACTCTGTAATACACTTAATACCCTTTCCGCCTTTTTTAAAGAAAATATATCATTTGTACCACCATATATATAAACTTTATCATACTTGGTTGTAGCCAGTTTCTTTTCCAATTCCGGCTTCATCCATAGTGTTAATTGTTTACCACCAATTGCAAGTATTTCAACATCTGCTTTATTATTAATTTTTTTATAATACGATGACCAAGTATATCCCGCATCTACTGATATAGAATCACCTACTATTAAAATCTTTTTAGTATTTTCATTATTTTTTGCTGGTGTTTTATTTTCTTCATCGGTTTTTGGTTTATCCTCTTTTTTAGGTTCTTGCACATCTCCTTGCGCAGTCCAAATTCCTGGATTTGTAATAGAATTACTTACACTTGTCAAATTTACAACAACACTGGTTGATATCTGTAAAGGAGTTGGTAACGGTACTGGAAATGGTGCAAGTTGTGCACCAGTCCAATATGCTTTAACACCCTTTCCCATTTCACCAACTAAATCATATGGAGTAGTTTTAGATAATCCTTTTTGTAGTGCAGTAACAAATAACTTTTGCATAGATTCTACATTACCCTTTGTAACTTTTATATTATCGGGTACAGTTCCACCTCTTTTTATCGCAGCATCGTATTCTTCTGCAAATGCTTTAGCAACATATTCTATATCAGGTACTTGCTTTGCATTACAAATTCTATTTATTAAATTTCGTTTAAATACTTGCCAACTCATATTATTTTGGTAAATTTGGTATTTGTGGTATAATATTAGGAACTTGTGATTGTATATTTCCGGCTATATTTGTTGCCTTTGATGCTAACCCTTGAGCCTGTGATGCTATATTTCCAACTTGTGATTGTATATTTCCGGCTAATCCTTGAGCTTGTGATGCCAACCCTTGTGCCTTTGATGCCAAACCTTGAGCCTGTGATGCTAATCCTTGCGCCTTTGATGCTGCATCTTTTAACTTATTTACTCCACCGGCAGCTTTACCAATCATACCTTTTAATTTTTCTTTTTCGGCTTTTAATTCTTTTTTTGTTTTTGGTAAAGCCGGTTGTTTAAATTCTTTGAGTGGTTTAAATGGTGGTGGCTTTAAACCTTTAAAATTTGGTATACTTGGTTTTTTTATATTTTTAAGCTTATCCGCCAATTCTTTCGCCTTACCCAATTGCGCTTGTGCGTTACCAATCGCATCTCCAGCAATACCAGAAACTATACCACCAGCCATAGCAGATAAATTACCAGGTCCAAGCCCCCCTGCTATACTTGTAAATTTGGATGCAACGTTTTGAGATAAATCTCCAATTGTACCAGTTAGCGATGATGCTGTGTTACTTACGATTCCTTTTATATCAGTAGTTCCTTTGTTTTCCATAGTAGATAATTATGAAGTTTGATTCTGATTACTTAAAATATTATTTAATTTATCCTTAATTGCTCCAAATGCTTTTCTATTTTCAGAACCAATTGCAGAAGGCCCGGCAGGTGTTTTAAATTGCATATCACCAATAACATCAATCAATTCAGCAAGCAGTGTAACTAATTGTTTTCCTTTTACTACCGGTTCTAAATCTTTACTACCTAAAAATATCTTACCATTTCCGGTAACCATCACAACATCTTTATCATTTGTAACAATATTGATATTATCTTTTACATTTATATCAATTCCAAGTTTATTATCAATTGATAAGTTTCCATCGGAAATAAATCCATAATTCTTTTTAGAATAAAAAATCATTTCACCATTTCTTGCAGAAAACATTAATCTACCAGAACTTAAAAGAATTTGGTCACCATTTAATTTAACCGGATAATCAACAAATGATTCTGGCTTTGTTTCAAAATCAGATTTTCCATTTTTATCCAATGTACCAGGAATAAATGGAATTTCGTAATCTTTAGATGTTAATGCAACCGTACTACCATCCATATTAGTATCTTCTTCTATCGTAACGTTTACATTTTTACCCTGATTTAGTGGGCTTTCTCCATTTCTAATAATGATGGTAGGTGAGAATGATGGAGTAGAACCTGCTTTATTATTATATGCGGAAAAACGTATTGATTGTCCAAATCTGGATTCAATTATAGAATCTCCTTCGTATAATTTTAATTTATGTATGTTTGGAGTAAATTGAAAGTACTTTCCAAGTTTATCATACTTTTTATATTCACCAGTATTATCGGTATTTGTTATACCAGTTGCAGCTGTTTGTTTATACGAATCTAACTTTGGTGCACTTTGTGTTGAATTTTCTTTTGGATGTATCTTTAATGATATCTCATTTATAGCTGCACTTGAATTAGTTGTTTCATTTGTTGGTTGTATTCTTTTATAAAAAACACCTATTCCAGTTTTTATAATATGAACTCTTTCATTTATAGTTGGTAAATCTTTTTTCGTAGTATCTACCGGTAGTGCAATTGGTATATCATCTTTGGAAACACCAAATGCATCCAAACTTCTATAAATAACTGCCCCTATAAAAGTTAATCTAACCCTTTCATCGTACTTTTTTAAATACTCATTTGTTTCATCTAATATCACATCAAAAACAACACCGATATCACTTTCCGAAACCGATGTAACACCACTTGAAATTATATTTGAACTGACCTGGCGGCCTGACATTATTTCTCCCATATTACTTCATTTTCTTTTTTAAATCTTCCAATTCAAATTCCAAATCATCTACTCTTTCTACCTCTTGTTTAGTTTCTTCTAATTCTTTTAGTAATTGATTCTTTTCAAATTCAGTAAGGAATCCATCTTGTCCTTCCGATTTCTTTTCTGCTGATATAATTTTTGTTGCAATAGTTGCAAGTTTAACTAACTGGTCATCATTCTTAACTGAACTATCAATTAGAGATGATAGTATAGGTCCGATGCTTGAAACATCACCTGCATGTTTTATCATCTTCTTTAATTCTTCTATTAAAGAACTTATTTTTTGTTTTTTACTTAATTGGTTGTTATAAATGTCCTCAAATAGAGAACTTAGATTTTTTCCTTTAAATAACTCGAAATCTGTTGACATACTTTATTATTTTTGTACGTCTATAAATATGTATTATGAAAAAAGTGAAATTATAATTCTATTACCTCGATTTTTATCTTCGGTTGGTAATCTCTGGGTAGTTGATTGTTTATACCCTTAAACTCCTTTACTTTATCTTTAAAATATGTAATTTGTAATATACGGTCCGTTAGATTCATTACCGTTTGTGAAGAAGTAGACATCTCTTTGGTGTCTCTTTTCATATTCAATTGTGGTCTATTTGGAAAGTATTCCTTTCTCATAGCGTTTGCTATTTCTTTCCAATTTTCTACCTTATCAACTGATTTTTCAGCGGATATCTTTCTCATTTTAGATGATAGATATTTCTCACCATTTGTGTATCCAGCATCGGTAAACATATGTCCGTGATTTGTACGAACAACAGGTGATTCTGAATTTTGTATCTTAATATCCGGTTTATGTTTAGATGTAGTTTCAATACTAACCATATGTTTTGGAGATGATACAAATGTATGTCCTTTTAGGGATAATCCACTCTTACCTTTATAAGTTATCGCCGCTTTTAATGCCTGTTTGATTGTTGGTTGTTTGATAATGTTTCTCATCTTATCACCATCCGGTCCAGGTTTACCACCTTTCTTAACTATCTTATGTTCAGCTTCATCATGCCCAACGAGTAATGCGGAATTCACAACTCCAATTCCTTTTTCATTCAATCCTTCACTCCAATCGGTAATTATATCATGCAAATATGCGACTTCAACACCATCTATAATAGTGTGAATAATTTCTAATTCAGGATTATAAGCTCTATCTCTATTTTTAGCCAGAATAAACTTATCACCAACTTCTTTAGATACA